GTTTAGGTGTAACAGGAGATGCATATAAAGGACAAGCTGTAGATTATAATGACATAGCAGATATAACAAAGAGAACAGTACAAAATAAATATGATAGAGCAGGATTAGGTATAACAGGTGATGCATATAAAGGACAAGCTGTAGATTATAATGACATAGCAGATATAACAAAGAGAACAGTACAAAATAAATATGATAGAGCTGGTTTAGGTATAACAGGTGATGCATATAAAGGACAAGCTGTAGATTATAATGACATAGCAGATATAACAAAGAGAACAGTGCAAAATAAATATGATAGAGCAGGATTAGGTATAACAGGAGATGCATATAAAGGACAAGCTGTAGATTATAATGATGTTGCAAGTATAACAAAAAGAACAATTAATAATAAATATGATAGAGCAGGATTAGGTATAACAGGTGATGCATATAAAAATAGGGCAGTTGATTACAATGATATACCTGATATAACAAAAAGAGAGATACATTCTAAATTAAATAGAAGTGGAGGAGGAGCACAAGGACAAGATCAACAAAAATCATATGTAATAAATTATATAGATTCTACACCAGAAATAACAAAAAGAGAAATGCATTCTAAATTAAATAGAAGTGGGGGAGGAGCACAAGGACAAGATCAACAAAAATCATATGTAATAAATTATATAGATTATACACCAGAAATAACAAAGAGAGAAATACATTCAGAATTAAATAGAAGCGGAGGGGGAGCAATTGAACAGCAATCAGGAAAAATGATGGCAAGAGGAGATGCATTAAATATGGTAATTAATACAGCCAGAGAAAAAATAGCAAAAGGAAGAGCTCCAACATTAAGTAATATTGATATGGGACCGACAATGGATTTTACATTAGTAAGAGTATGTGATAAAATACAAATAAATAGAGCATTAATACCAAGAACATTAGAAACCAATGATCATTTACCATATCAAATGACACATATGCCTATTAATAGAACAATTGATCAGAATAGAATGGGAAATTATATAAAAAATAATCTTGAAGGCAATCCGTATATTAATAACATATTGCATAAATCAATTTAAATTATTTTACAACTTTTAATACTTTTATTCAAAATTTATAATAAAATTTTGAATAAAATACTAAAACCAAAATAAAATACGTAAAAATAGGGAATATTTAAAGATTCTAAATTAAAAATTCCCTATAAAATAGAATTTTTAAATAGATATATACAATATATAGATATTTATGGCAGAAGAATATTTAACATATGATAAATTATATGCAAATAAAGAGGAAACACAATTAATACCAGGAGGTGAAACATATAATTATAATACATGGGAATTAATAATTCCATCACCCATTATATTTTATCAATTAAGTACAGGAAGAGATAAAACATCTTTATTTTTAATATCATTATGTAGAATAATACTATATGTATTTTTATTAAATTTTTGTTATAATGATATAGGTAACAATATATTAAATAACATTATAATATTTATTATATTTATAAATTGTCTATATCTTTTAATTGTTATAACATCACAACCAATAAATAATTAATTATTTTAATTTATTTAATATTTGTTTTAATTCTATTAATTTATCATTAATAGAAACATTTTTATCTTTTGTAGTATAAAATATTTTATTATAATTCGGATTTTTAACATAAAAATAGTCACCATTAATAGGATCACTATAATAATAACAGAATTCAGGTAAAATATCATTAATTTTTGTTTCAAATTCATCATATATTTCTTTAGGATTACCCCAATTATTTTCTTTTGGAGAAAAGGATGATAACATATATTTTTCTATAAGTGTAAGTCCATCAGTATTTTCTTCAAGAATTTTATCTGTTTTACCTAAGCCATTAATTTTTTTAATATGTTTATAATCACCAGCTTTAGATATAATATCATAAAAAGAATTTAACATAATAATGCCGTATTTATTAAAATCACCATTCATAGAATAATCATCAAACAAATCTTTTCTAATTTCTTTTAGATATCTTAAATATTTTTTTGCTTCTTCAAGTTTATATTTTAATGATAATTTTTCGGAACTAGTTGTTTTCCAACTTATATCTCCAACTTCAACAACAAATCTTGGTCCATGAGATTTATCACCCTTTAAAAACCATATATATGTTGGAATATTATCTGCAATGATATCATAATCTATTAAATCAATTGTTCTAGATTTTTTTCTTAAATTTTTTTGAGTTTCTTTATTTAATTCATCATAAATTAGATTTTCATATCTATTATCAATACCAAGTTTATTTAGATGTATTATCGGTTTTAATTTATATTTTTCCTTTTCATATAATTTCATTACAATATCATGCATATTTATTTCTCTATTATTATGTAAACATACAACAAAACCTTTATCATTAATAAACCATGATTTATCAAATGATTTTATTTGTTTAAAAACCAGAGAATCTAATAATATAGGAACCTTTTTATTTTTAAAAATAAAATCTATTACTGTATATTTATTTCCAGAATATTCTATTTCAATAGAATTTGATAGTTTTACCATCTATATTAAACCTAATAGAAAATAAAAAATAAAACCCCTTATAAAAAATTGATATATTAATATCTTGTACAGATATACTTATAAAGCTGAGATTATATTAATATAAATGGAACAAGAAGTAAAAACAACACAATCCGAAGAAATTTCAAAAGTTGTTCTAGCTAAATCAAAATATATAAAATTATATGAAGATATAAAATGTGCAGATATACAAATATGCAATGCATCATTATATCAGATTGCTGTTTCAGTTGCATGTTTGTTTGATATTTCTAATAATGATAATCCAATTTATGGTAAAGAATTAAAAAGATTATTATCTGATTTAGATATAAATACAAAAAATCTTGTAGATTTATTAGATTCTAATATTGAGACTGATTATAGTAATGATACTTTTAATAGAGGGTACCCATGTTCACCAAGAAAAGGCAGTAATGAGAAATTTGACCCACTTTATCATCTATATAATGGTGAAATGTATACTACACTTGGTAGTGCATCATTATATGTTTTAGTAAAAGTATTAAGATTATTTTTAGATAAATTAACTTTCCGTATGTTTGGTCCAAGGACAACAAAAGATGACGACGGAAATGTTGTTGAAAGAATTTGGAATTCTGATAAAGCTACTTATGGACCACGTGGAAAAGAACGTTCATCATTAGCATTTGTTGAATTTGCAAATAAATTATTAAATAATTTTAGTTATTTTGATAAATTATCATCATCTCTTGATGAAATTAAAAATGGTGATAAAACAGCAATAGAAATTGCAAGAACTTCCATACCAAGAGAACCAAAAAAAAATTATTCAGAAAAAAAGGATTTTAAAGAAAAGAGATTTAAAAATGATAATAAACATGTAAAATTAGAGGTTATTGAAGATAAAAAACCTAAAGAAGTAAAACCAGTTATAATAATTCCTGTAGCACCTACTGAAAATCCATGGAAATTGAAAAAGGATGCTGAAAAAGCAAATGCAGAAGAAAATGGAGAAGTAAATGATGAAACAGCTGAAGTAGTAAAAGTAAAACAACAAAGTAGAAGAATTGTAACATCTAGAGGAGATGAAGCTGATTATGAAAATAACAAAAAAATACAATTTATTAAGGTTTATTTGAAAAAAGAGAATATAACATTAAGAGGATATATGGATAATGATGGATATATTGTTGTTGACCCAGTTTATAATAAACAATTTTATGAAAAGAGTAAATATAATAAAAATACTAGGAAGCAGTATTAAATAATTTTTTTTATTTGAGTTTTTAATAGAATAAAAGGAAGCAATATTAAATATTTTTTTTTATTCGAGTTTTTAATAGAATAAAAGAAAACTATATTAATAATATATAATAAATATTATGGGTGGAGGTTTAATGACTATAATTTCCTATGGAACAAAAGATTTATATTTAACAGGAGCACCTCAAATAACTTTTTTTAAAATTGTGTATAGAAGATATACAAATTTTTCAATGGAATCAATAAAAATAGATTCTACAGATCCGCTTACATTTGATGAAAGTGTAGATATTCAAATACCTAAATATGGTGATCTTGTACATAAAATATATTTAGAAATAAATATACCACAATTTCAATTAAATTTATCAGATTTAGGATTAACAAATAGTGATGATATTACAATTGCACAAAATAAATATAATATTGCAAAAGAAAACTATCAAAATGTAATAAATTTTATGCAATTAAATGTACTTGCATATCAAACTGCAGTTACAAAATATAATGCTATTAATGGTTCTGCAAATACATTATATACTAATGTAAATGCTATCTATAATGGGAAAAGTTCTATAATTGATACTTATAATACAACATTAGCAACAATATATCCAATTAATACACAAATATATCGACAAACATCAAATTTACAAGATATAATATTATTTTCTAAATTTGATGTTACCTTTCCAGATAATACAAAAAATCAGATATATAAAGATAGCCTAATGGGATTATATGAAACTGTAATGAAAAATTCAATAAATATACAAAATATATTTTTTAATTTATATAAAGAAGCATCTGAAACATTAAATAATGCAAATTCAGGTAATCTAAAATTTGCATGGGTAAATAGATTAGGACATTCTATAATAGAAAGAATAGATGTTACAATTGGAGGACAAATAATAGATAGACATTATGGTGAATGGCTTGATGTATTATATGAATTAAGTGGAAATAGATATTTAGATGATTTATATAATAAGATGATAGGAAATGTATCATCTATGACACTATTTGATTATGAACCATCACCTGTATATAAATTAGTTATACCATTACAATTTTGGTTTAATAGAAGAAATGGTTTAGCATTTCCATTAATAGCAATGCAATATAATGAATTAACAATATCAATAAAAATAAGAAAATTAGAATCATGTATGTATATTCAAAAAATTGAGGGGTTAGATATGGTATCATTAATAGATATTTGGAATGATAAAGGTTTATCATTATCATATAATTTATTGGTAGATTATATATTTTTAGATTCAAAAGAAAGACAAAAATTTGCGCAATGTGCACATGAATATTTAATAGAAGCCAATCAGACTTTAATAACAAATACAGATATATTATCTTTACCATTAATATTAGATTTAAATCATCCATGTAAGGAATTGATATGGATTGCAAGAAAACAGGCATATGTACAAAATAATGATGGATATACAAAAATTGATTGGTCAAATTATTCAATAGGTGTATCAAATGGACCAAAAATAAATTGGATAAAAGGATTTGAAGGGATTTATGCAAATCCTATAGACATGACAAATCAATTAAATTTATATGGAAATCCATTATTAAATGCACAATTATCATTTAATGGTTATAATATAGTAAATTCTACTACAGGATCATCTGAATTTTATAATTATCTTGAACCAAATAAACATCATAGAAATACACCTAAAGATGGTATTAATGTATATAGTTTTTCTATTAATCCCGAAGTACATCAACCGTCGGGTGCATGTAATATGTCTAGAATAATTAATCCTGTTTTATTTTTAAAATTTAAAGATGGTGCATTATCATATAATTTATCAGATATATATCCGGATATAGTTCCTGGAGGAAATAATGATTCTGTACAACCAACAGGATTGGATATATTTATATTTGCACCTCATTATAATATTTTAAGACTGATGGGAGGATATGGGGGGTTAGGTTTTACTTTTTAAAAAAAATAATGAGTCTAATTTTTGCTTTTATTTTTCCTATTATATTATATAATTATATATAATATGACAGGTGCTATATTACAATTAGTATCAATTGGACAAGATAATTTATATTTAACTAATAATCCCTCAATTACTATGTTTAAAACAGTTTATAGGAGATATAGTAATTTTTCAATGCAAGATATAACACGAAAATTAGGAAACTTGAATACATTTGGTGGATCAGCAAATTATGAAATAGAAAAATTAGGAGATTTATTACATCAAATGTGTTTAATGATTGAAATACCACCAATAACATTAGAATTTCTATCACCAACAGCATCAAATATTGCAGGAATTATGAATAATTATGGAATAAAATGGGATTATAATTCTGATGGATTTCAAGATAACGATATAATAACTATAGATTATTATAATGATAATATAATTCCAGATTTAATAATTCCATATATAAATATTTTAATATCAGAAAATAATAATGCAAATAATATATTACAAATAGTTGATTATACTTATGGTGTATTAAATAGTAACAATTATAATGATATTGGATCATTTTCTAATGCATATAATAATGTTATTGATGATATAAATATATTAATATCAGATAATACAACTATTAATGAAGCTATTACTGGAGGTATATTTGATAATAATGCATTTTATCCATATCCAAATTCAGATCCTCCATTACCGAAGTATACCACAACAACAAATTATGTTAATGGTAGAGATCTTGTTGGACAAAACGATCCTCATAATTTTATGGATGTGTTATTTGGTATAACAAGTTATTATTATGGAGGTTATGAATATTTAGGTAAATATAATAATATTTGGCTTTATAATATACAACATGAATTAGATTCATATATGACTAATAATGGTTTAGATAGTAATCAATTATCAATTATTAAAAATGTATATTTAGATTTTGTAAGAGATATAGTATATATAACTGATAATTTAAGCAATACTAATTTTACAATTGATCAATTGAAACATATACATATGATTTACCAAACTACAAATTATATATTTGATATGTTATTATCAGATTATCCGAATGCTCTTATTCTTATAACTGCTATATACCCTATATATTTAAATCCAGGATCACAATTCAGTTTACCAGATATAAATAATTTTTTGAATATTGGTATTCCTAATTTTATAATTCTTATTAGTAAATTTTCTTCAATATTTTCGGTTAATGGTGATATAGGTACAATACAAAATATGATTGAATCTTATGGAAATATTCCATTTTTTATAAAAACACAATTTACATTATTACGTAATATAATTAATAATTTATATATTAATATAATTAATGTGTGGAAAGCAATTACTGATATTGAAACATCGGTTTTAGAAGTTTTATCTATTATATCAACAGATTTAATTGGCAATTTATATAGTAATAATTATTCTGCAGTAGATAATTTATTAATAACTATATATAATAAATTTATAATTATACAAAATAGGATTTCTGATTTAAACGGTTGGTTTGATTTTGGAGCACCTCTGTTTGAAAATGGAGCGGGGGGGTTTATAACAAGATTTGCAATAGATTTTTCTGGAATTTTAATTACAAGTCCTGGTTATACAGGTCGTAATAACCTACCAGCAGCCTATTATGCACAGTTTTTTGATCCTACATTTGATAAAAACAATATTGATGATTGGAGAAGTGGCTATAAAACTTGGGAATCCAGTTCGTATGGATATAATCCGAATGGAGGATACTATTTATATGGAAAAGTTTATAAAGGTTTAACAGATGAGAAAATAACATTTATAAATAATATAATAACAAATATAACATCAAAATTATTACCAACAAAAAAAGCATCAGAGGCTTATCAAACAATAGATTTTTTGCGTTCTATTTTTGAAAATGTTAATATAATGAATGATAATTGTAATTATGGACAAATTGGGCCATATTTTCAACCAACACAAGTTTTATATGAAACAGCAGATCCAGAAATAACAAGAATTGGTATATTATATAAGGCCTTACTAGCATATTCAAAAGATATTTTATCAACAGATGGTACTGGATTATTAAATGAGCCTTTATATAATTCAAACAGTATACAAGATTTAATATACAACCAATATATTAATGGTATAATAAAAGGGATAATATATAAAAGAGATAATAATGATTTTCCCAATTATCCACAACATACTCCTACTACACCAATTCCTCCATATATATATCAATTAGATCCAGTATTTACAAATACGAATACAATAATAAATGAAGGTAAAGATATATTTTATTTTGATTCGACAGATGAAAAAAATTATTCATCATTATACGATAATATGATATTTTATCATGCCATAAATTATGGTAGTTATATTGTAACAGATTATTTAATTGGAACATCTACATTGAGCTATTTTAATAATATTTTAAAATCTTATTATGGATATTCACCAGATACTGCAGATACAATACCTAATTCATATATAACATTAGACCTTTATAAAATATATATAACATATATTAATAGCTTAAAAGGAACAGTATTAGAATATTTAGATACAACAAATAATTTACAAATAGTACAAACAAATTTATTAGATATTATGTTATGGAATCTTGAGGTAAATTTAACACAATTACAAACAATAATGTCCTATTTTATAAATCAAAAATTTACATCAGAAACACATTTTATAATTGGATATTATAAACAATATACTTTAACTAATAATCAATATATTGGAACAAATACAAATATTATACAATTATTAGAGTCTACTAAAGCAGGGCTGACAGATAATATAAGTTATATACCAATAACATCATATCCGGACGAACCATCTTATATAAAAAATTATTATAGTTTAAATATAACATCACAAATAAGAACATTATCATCAAATATTTTAGATTTATTTAATGATAATGGATATAAAAATTATATAAATAATTTCACTTTATGGGAAAGATTAATTATAAATAAACCAACAATGACTACTATATTAAATTTGGTAAATGCAGGTTTAATTAATATTGCAAACACTATGATAGGAACAAATATTTCAAAAATTGCAGTATTAAATTATATACCAATATTAGTTGTAAGAGATATACCTGCAATGCTTGTACAAGCTATTGAAAATGACACTAACTTAACAACACCACAAAAACAATATATATTAGGATATTTAGATTTAAGAGATACTGATCAAGTTAGTACAGATACTTTTACAACTAATTATCCTCCAATAAATCCAGTATCATATAGTTCTTTTAAAACTCAAATATATAGTACAATATTAGAAAATGTAATGTTTGATTCAATATCATCTCAAACGCCAAAACTTATTGATGGTTCATATATAAAAGCAGCAGGAAATAATTTTACTTCTTCTAATAATTATATTATATTACCTTTAATAAGACAAGAACCATTAATTAATACTACACCAATAACTCTTGATAATCCAATGAATTCATTATCAGTTCTTGCAGAAATAGAAAATTTATTACCAATAAATTTCGCCATTGAAACTTACAGAAATAAATTATATCAAATATTATATTCTACACAATTTACTACTACAATAATAAATGGAGGTACAGGAACTATATTAAATACAAATATAAATAATATAACAATACAAGCATATTTAAAAATAATTATACAAAATGTATGTAATTCTTTTAATACAATAAAAAATTCACTAATATCATATAATTTATATCAAAATAATGGATATTCATTATATCAACAGGCTGGAACTGGATCAATTGTATCTTATAGTGATGCAATTTCATCTATTTGGAATAATATTTATATAGATTCCATATTATTATATAATAATATGTTTAATATACAGATTTTATCAAACCTATCAACCTCATATTATGAGAAAAATTTAGGAAGTACTATGTCTAAAATGTTTTCATTATTTCAAGCAAATACGTATAATATTAATCAGTTTCAATCTCATCCATATATTTATTATGGATCATATACAAATAAATATTTGAATAATATAACTACAAATGAAATATATATATCTCCAATAAATGCAGATGGTAGTTCAATATACACATCGGGACAAAGACCAGTAACAAGTGGATTTGATTTTTATGCAATGAATGCAATAGACTATCAATCATATACTAATCAACCATATTCAGCATTAGTTACAACAATAACAAATGCATTAAATTTATTTAATAATTCATCACAAAATCAATTAGAAACAATAGTTGGAAGATATAAAAATCTTAGCAGTATTTTAAATATTAAATATTTATCATTGGATAGATCAGAATATCAATATAATTCTACTGCAAATATTGTAATAAAATATTTATTAGAATTACAATCATATATACCAATTTCTCAACCATTTAGAGATGAAGCTCTAAAAATTACAGGAATTTATGACGATGATCCCACGACCATAATTCAAAATAGTACAGGTACTGTAAGATATATATATGATAATTGTGATACTGTATATGATATTATATCTGGTTATTTAAATAACTATCCAGAACCAAGAACATCAATTTATGACCAATTATCAATAGCGCATAATTCTGGATTGAATTTAAATCCGTATAAAACAGAAACAAAATATGTATTACCATATTGGCGAGTATATAATAATGCAACAAATAATAATCAAATACCAGTGTATGAAATACCACCGAATCCTCCAACTACTGGACCAACATTTAATATAGCAGGAACCTATTATCCAATATATAAATATTTAGGTGAATGGTGGGAAAATGTAATACCATCAATTGATATAAATACATCATATTACGAATTATATCAAAACTATGTAAACCCTTTTGGAGATTCTTTATTATTACAAGATTATTATAAATCTCAGATATCATCAATAACACCAAATACATTATATAATGCTCCTTTTTTAGGAGATGTATATAATAACTTTTCAACCAAACTAGATGCTATTAATTTTGCAATAAATATGCTTATTGGTAAAAAATACAATTCAATAGATTTATCATTTTTAAATGAAAGATTAGCTGATGAAAATTATCACAATGCATATAAAAATATTATTAATAATTTTGTTGACAAAGTTACTATAAATAATAATAAAATAAATAAAATTGGAGCTATAAAACAAGATATAATACCAACAGGTCCCCAGGGAGATGATACTTTCGGAACACCTGATTATAGATATCCATGGTTATCGTTATCAAATCCTATATTACCTAATACTATTAATGTTATTTATTTAAATAGTCAATTAGATACAATATTAAGAAATATGATATTAAAGATAATACCACAATCTGCATGGGCAAAAGAATTAGGACATAAAATAATTAAAAAATTAACACTTGAAATAGATGGAAGAGAATTAGATGAATATAATCCTGATCTTTTATCTTTGATACATAAAATATATGATACTCCAGAACATAAATCAGGATATGACAAATTAATAGGAAATACCCCTGATATGTATACATTATCAAGAACTCCTAAAAAAGGAATTACATTATATATACCATTAAGATTTTGGTTTTGTAAAGACGAAGGTAATAGCTTGCCAATATGTGCAAATTTATATTCTAATATAAATATAAATATACAATTAAATAAATTAGATGAACTTTTATATAGAGAACCTGGAAGTATATTAATTTCACCTAAAAAAATAAAACAAAAAGTAAATAAAAAATCATTGTTGAAAATAAAATCATCATTAAAAATGAAATATATTTATCTAGATGAAGATGAAAGAATAAAATATGCAACATCGAAATTAGAATATTTAATAAATAATTTTAAATATAGCGGTTTATATACTTATGGATATAATCAAATTATAAATAATCCCGATGTGAATCAATATTTATTTTTTGCAAATCCAACAAAATATTTATTATGGACAATTAGAGCAGTAAATAAATCAGATCCATTATCATTGGATAATATAATAAATTGGAATAGATGTGGATATGTAATAACAAATAATAATACATTACCAAATATAGGTATGACAGGAAAGGCAAATATAATAGATAATGAAATAGTTTGGAAAAATAATTTACCAACAACAACTAATATAAAAATTGTGGATAAAATGAAAATTTTATTTAATGGAAAAGATAGAGAGGAATATCATGGTGATGAATTTTATAAATCTATACAACCATATGCAAGATGTTTAGGATCATTAGATAATGGACAATATTTGTATTCATTTGCATTATTACCACAATTAATACAACCGAGTGGTAGTGCAAATTTAACATATGTACCACAATTAGAATTATCATTTACAGTGGATTCAAAATTTATACAATATATGAATACAAATAAATTAGAATTAGAACTACAAATGTGGGCATGTTCAACTGAAATATTAAGAGTAATGAGTGGATTTATAGCCCCTGCATTTACTTATTAATTTATTGTCCATTATTTCCATTTGATACAAACACAAGAGCAGCCAATCCATTTTGAATTCTTAATATATTTTTAGCATTGCAATAACATCTAAAAATTACAGGATTTATTGTATTTATTAATGGTGATAAATTTAATACTATTTCTGTTTTAGTCATTTGAGACATATTACATGTACCAGATGGTTGTATTGAATTTGGAAACAATGCAAATGAATATGTATTTGTTTTTGGAGTTATAGAATAATTACCATATTGATAATTTTGTATATTGTAAAAATAATCAGCATCTCTTTGTGATAATCTAGATGTACTATTTAAGTCTATTGATTGTTTTAATATAATTGAATTACCAACAACATCGCCTATTTTAAAATCAGGATATTCAGAATCTGATATTTTTCTTATATAACTATCTGTATAATTATAATAATCTAATGATTTATAAATATATGACATTTGTACTATCCAAGTCATAAATTCAGTTGGCTGATCAGCAACTATTTTTACAGTTCTATTTGCTCCATCTAAAGTAATATTTGGAGTAAAATATAATTGATCTATTAAATAGTCATGTTTGGCTTGTGCAATTTTAATTCTTTCATCATCATCAACAAAAATATAATTAACTATTAAATATGCATTATTTAATTTTATATTTCTTAATGGATTATATTGGTATGTAAGTGATTTTTGATTTGCACCAGGCATAATAGTAAATCCACTAGTTTTTCCTGTTATCAAATATTGTATATTTGATGATGATTCAAAAACTTCTCTTAGTTGTTCTATTCCTACAGCAGTAGTTGTTATACCTTTAAATAAAGATGATGTTATAGCAGTATAATATAGTTTACTAGTTGTAATATCATAATAATTAAAAATGCCAGCATGTAAAGTTCCATTAATTGTTTGTTCAATATATTCTCCTTCTATAAAATTAACTAATCCGGAATTAAGCACAGTAGAATCACAAAAAATATAATTAGTTGGATTTATAATATGACAATTATTTAAATCATTAAAATGTATATTTATTTTTATATCACTATATTCTAAACATACTAATGGGAGAGCTAATCCACTTGATTTACAGAACCAAAATTGTAATGGTATATATAATTTATACGCTTTTTTTCCATTTGTAGGATTATATAATTCTGGAATATTTCCTGTTAATATATCAATTCCCCTATCTTTTGGACCAAACATATCAGATAATAAACTTAACCATTCACCATAATGTCTATCAATAGTTCTTCCATTTATTTCTATTTCAACGCTTTTAATTATAGCATAGCCAATTTTTCTAACCCATTGAAATGTAGTTATATTATCTATTCCATCTGATGTATTAAATTGTCTTATTTCTGGTAATTCAATAACAAGTCCAATATTATTAATTAGATCTCCATTTTTTGATATAGGACATGATACTCTCATCCCAAAATCGGGATTAAGTTCTGTAAATTTTTGTGGTATCTGTTCTATTGAAAAATTTGTATGGCGTCTATATACTAATTTAAAAAATGTAATTTGAGGGTCATCTGTAAGAAACATATTTTCTTGCCCTACAGCTACTAATTGAATTATACCTCCTGACATTATATAAATTATTAATAGAAAAGTTATTTTTTCTATTAACCGCTACAATAAACAAACTATTTTTTTATATTTATTGATATTAAAAAAGTGTATATAATGGCTATTTTATAGAATATTCATTACTATAAATTAGTATATTATATACTTTATATAATACAAAAGAAATTTAATTGTTCATTATTGTCTGCTAAAGTATAATTTGTTTCATCGATACCACCAGTTTGATGATCTAATTTTGAATGATATATAGCAGTTGACATAAAAAAATTATATTATCTTGATGTATATCATTTTTATGAATACAACCATTTTGATCTTTAAAATTTTCGCATACTAACATATTTTGTATAAATAGTGAGTTATTTGATCTATTAAATTCAATTCCATCATAATTAAAATTTATAAAATCAATAGCACGTTTATCTCCTCTAAAAAATAAAATAATTTTATCTATATTGTTCATTATTATATTATTTTGCTGTTCAATTTGGACTTTTAATACTTTTTTATTTTATAAAAAAGTATTAAAACCAAGAAATAATACGCAAAAATAGGGAATATTTAATTTAGAATCTTTAAATATTTTTCACTAGTGAAAAATATTGAAGAGTCTAAATTAAACAGTCCCTATATAAATATAATTTTATTTTAAAAAATTATATTTTTGTTTATTTTACTGTTTAATTAAATAAAAAATTATGGTACTGGTACAATTACAGAACTTGATCCACCACCTATTACTTGTATTAAATGTGGGTAGAGACCATTTAATAATTTTTGGCAAATTAAGCCTTGTTGATTTACATTTTTGTCTAATGATAATTTTAGATCAGATAATGCATTTTTTAAGTATCCATCTAAACCTGAACTTTCTGCATTTTTGTATTTATCTTGTAAATCTCTTAATTTAACAACTTCTGGTTCATTATCTTTGCCACCGTTTGAATTTACAAATTTAACTAATTTATTGAATAAATCCATATATTTGTATAATTTAATTAAATTAGATTCTAATTTTTCTAATCTATCTAATGCAGCATGAATATTTTGTTTATCAGTTTCATCTAATGATTTTCCATTTAATTTCATTTCTTTAAATGCATTAACAAACATATTGTATATTATTTTTGAATTTTCAACAGATCCTTCTCCTGATTTTCTTCCCATTGCATTATACATACAAGAACCTCCACCCATAGATAATCCTGGTACACTCATTGCAATACCTGTACCTGGAGTAAAAAATGGGGATGATGGTGGTCTATTGAAAATTGGTATAGTATTTAATAATGTTGCACTATAAGATAAAGCTTCTACATTATTTTTGAAAGGATTTGCATATAATTTAAGACCTAAATGTTCCCATTCTTTTGGTATTACATCGGATGGAACTATTAATTTAGTATCATTTAAATCATCATTTAATATTAAAGGATTTGCTTTTATAATTGCCATTAAACCTCTAATGTATTTTACTAAATTTCCTTCTTTAAATTTAGAATAATTTGCTTCTTGTGAAATTTTTTCATCCTTTAAAGTTCTTTCAAGCCATTTATTAAAATCTTCAGTTTTATTTATTTTTCTTCCTAAACTAGAATCATATTCATTTAAGAACTGAACACCAAATTTACGTAAAAGCATTTTAATCATATCTGGGTGAGTATTTTTTACATCATTTTCTGCTATGGCAAATACATCTTGATTACCATCCTTCCCTAATTCTCTTATACAATTTTCTAATTGGTTGGAATTATTTGAAGTTATACAATTTACAAGTTGAGAGCACTTTTCTGGTTTAATACCTGTTGATAAACATTTATCACCTTGTGTTAGCGCCATATCTGAAACATATACTTTTTTACCATTTTCATCTTTATATAATCTTCCATCATCGCCTCTTTTATAAACAACACCAGATGACATATCTAAAAATAATTCATCAATTGCATCTACACAATCATCTTTTTTACTTAATACTGATTTAGGTTCAGATGCCATTTTAAATTCTAGTAATGATTTTCTTATTATAACATCTTGATTTAAACTGAAACAGTTATCTCTTGCTTTGAAACAATATATTGCGTTATTTTGATAATCATCTTTTCTTACACTGGCATATAAATCATCACCATGATAATTATTTTCAAATGCATATGAATATGCAAATAAATATAGTTTTTGTAATTTATATTGATCATTTTTGATTGGTATTTTTACAGCTACCCCTCTCCCTCCAGTCATTGTTACTGGAACTCCTGGAGCCGCTCCAGTACTTGAGATTGAACTCGAAAACAAAAGAGGTGCTAAAGCAGCACTTCTCTCGGGAGCACTTCTAAATGCAGCACTTCTCTGGGGAGTACTTCTAAATGCAGCCCTATCGGCAAGCATTTTATCTGCTCTATCTCTATATAAATTATCACGGGACACTGCATATATTTCATCTCCTCTTGCGATTTTAGCTGCTGCGACAGACGCCAAATTTGCTCTTCTTATAATATCGGCTCTTTCTCTAGCGCTTTTTATTATGGATTCAGATAGAGATTCTGTTACTGGGCCGCTAGCAAGTACGTCTAGAGTGTCTTTTGCAGCTCCAGCCAAGTCTTCTGCAAAATGAACATGTTTAACAGCTGATAGAGGTGGAGCACCTCGTGAGTCTACTCCTGTCACTGTATTTAAAGGTACTGATGGTACTGATGATTCAGGGCAATTAATATTAATAACTAAATTTCTGTCTAAAGATTCTTTTGGTATCAATGGTAAACTGGTTGCAAATACCATAGGTCCAGATAATTGAGAATCTCCAAGTACTTTTTTAAAATTTAATCTGTATTCAGCTGTAGCTTCTACTTCTGATAAATCTACATTAATCTCTCTATCATTTACTATTTTAAATGCATGTAAAAATGTACTATAGAAAGTTTTTACATCATTATCAATAAAATTCCATTTTTTAAATACGTTATCTATAAGTAATTTAGCTTCAGGGTGAGCGGTAGAAATATATCCTCCTTGTACACCACCTGTCATTTTATCAATTTTAGCATGATACATACCTGTATGAATTATAAAATTAACAAATTCAGGGTGTATATCATTTTGATGTTCGCATCCGTCAAGAACCCCCCTGTAATTTTTGCATACCATTGCATTTTGAATTAACAATCCATTATTGGATTGTGAAAAATCAGTTCCACTATAGTTTAATTGGGTAAAACATTGACCTAAGTTAGCATCATTGCCATCACCAAAAAAGTGTCCAATTTGTTCTAAACTTTTTTCATCTAAATGTGCCATTCTATATATATAATTTTTATAAAATAATTTTGAAAAATAATTTAATTTAAAAAATATTCGAATATTATAGTATAGTAATATTATAATGAATTTCTTAGAAGCTTTTAAATCTATAGATTTGTTAACTCTAATAATAGTAATAATGATAATAGTAATTGTTCTTCTATTATTCTTAAATTATAGAAAATTAACACAATTTGGTGCGTCAACTACGTGTGATTGTTCTATACAAAATAATCAAAATATAAAACCAGTTGTACAAAATATACAAGAAAATAAAAATGAACAATTTAATGGTGATAATAATGATGATAATAATGATGATAATAATAATGACAATAATAATGATAATAAAAAATATAAATTTGGAGTATATTATGCAATGTGGTGTAGCCATTCAAAAAACTTTTTAAAGGAATATGAAACAAATTTAAAACCAGCATTGGAAAATGATCCAAAATTAAAAGATACTGTTATTGTAGTATTAAATGATTGTGAAAAAAATAAAGAAGTATGTCAAAATATACCGGGATTTCCAACTTTAATATTACATAAACCTGATGGTAAAAATATAGAATATTCTGGAGATAGATCATCACAAGAAATAATAAAATTTATTAAAGCAAATATGTAGAATTTATTTTTTTAATTAAATAGTTTTTATATTTTCATTCAAATAGAATTTTGAATAAATCTGTTTTGCCAATGATTCCAATTCATTTTTAAATTCTAAATATTTCAACATTGATTTAGGTATATTATCAATACCAAAAAGCAACCCAAAAAGCCCCCCTGCAATAGCTCCTATAGTATCAGTATCCCCTGAATTTAACATTGCATAAAATATTAATTTTTCCCATATTCCATCAGAATCTAATAAACAATCATAAGCCATTATATTAGCACAAAATCCAGTTACGCCAAGTTTTTCATTATCAGAAATAAAATTTTCAATATAATATCTTTCTCTAAATATCAAATTTCTATGAGATCTTGATTTAATAGGTTTTCCATCTGAAAATTTAGTTTCAATATAAATATTCCAATAACGTAAATATGATTCATAATCCGAATATTCCTCATTTGAATTAATATTTATATATTTTAATATTTTATTAGACTCTAATAAAGATATTAATTTAAATGGCCATTGCTGAATAGGATATTTTTCAATAGCAAAACTTGCAAATAATGCACTTGTAAAACCTCCCAAATATCCAATAGGAGAATTATGTGTAAATTTACTAGTTATAATAGAAAATTCAATTAATTGATCAAGTTTATCTTCTCCAAAAAAAGCTAATCCTATAGGAATACATCTCATTGCACAACCATTAGTAATAGATTTATTATTATATTTTTCATTTCTTGCATCATAATTATCTTCAAATTTTTTTATAGAATTTTTAGTTATATTACCCATAAATCTTAATTTTCCAATATTTTCATCATCTAAAATTTTATTATAGGTATCGATTAAATTATCTTTAATTTTAATTTCTTCATCTTTAGTTAAATTTCCAGAATATTCCAATAAAGATTTTGCTATAGAAATATTAAATAAAGTATCGTCTGAAACTAGCCAATTTTTTAAATTAATATTATTAACACCACCTAATTCTATAAATTCAAAAACTAAATCTAAACTTATACCTATATCTGAATTATTATTTCCATAATTAAATTCCCAATCCCCATTTTTAAAACCAATAGTATCACCTAATGCTAATAGTAACATACATGCAATATATTTATCTTCCATTATAATAGATATATAAAATATATATAAAAAATAAAATTACTCGTTTATATTCTACTTAAAAATATATAAATATGTATTATGTATATGTCGAGTAAACAATCTAAGTCAACAACTCAATTTTCTGAAGGAGATTTACCAGAAGATTTATTTACTGCAATGAAAGGCAAAAAAAATAACGATAAAAAAAGTAAATCAGAAGAATCATCTGAGACAAAAGAACAAAAAAAAATTTCAAATCAGAGAAATTCTCTAATGAAACATGGTTTTGATTATTATAAAATATTAGGAATACCAACCATAACAGAATTTAATGAAGGTGAAACTCCTGAAGAAAATATAAAAAAATATGAAAAACTTGTGAAAAATAAAGCATTAAAATTAATATCTAAATATCACACAGATAAGAGACCAAAGGGATTAACTCAAGAGGAAAAAGAAAAATATGATAATACATATAAATTAATTAGAGAAGCAGCTGATGTATTAACAAATGAAACAAAAAGAAAATTTTATGATTTAAATAGACAAGTTACAAAAAGTAAGGACTTTCAATTACAAAAAAATGGATTTGAAGAATTTATAAAATTACAGGAATCAGAAATTACAGAAGAAAAAAAGGGATTAGCAAAATTAGATTTTCAAAAAGAATTTGATAAAAAAAATAAATTAATAGGTTATGATCCAGAATCTTCTAAAATTAAATTAACAAATCAGGAAATTAAACAAAGATTAAATGATAGAATGTCACAAAGAGATTTAGAAGATATTGAATTAACAAAACCAAATATGTTTGAAAATAGATCATTTAATCCTTCAGAATTTCATAAGAATTTTGAAAAAAATAAAAAGAAGGAAGAAAGAAGACAAAAAATAAAACAGGAATCAGGACAACTAACAAAATTTAATGAGGGTTTTACAGCTTTTAATGATGATGGAACAGCTGCATTTATTGGTGTAGATGATGATTATGGAAATATTTTTGGAGATGACAAAATTAAAGGAAATAATATATATTCCGGTTTAAATAATAACGATGATGATAATTTATCAATTGGATCAATATCTTCAGATGATATTGATGTTAGTTATATAACAGGCCATAGAGATAATAGAGATACTGATGATGCAAATAAAAAATTTAAAGAGTTTATGAAACAAAGAGATGAAGAAAATTCAAAATATAATACAATGAAATATAATGAATTTAAAGATGCATCTGAAGATCAATTTGGAATAAGTAAACAATTTGGTACAATGATAGGAGATAATTTTACAGATGCACAAAAGATTAAACAAATAACAAATGCAAAACGTAAAAAGGAGATATCATATGGTATAATGGATGCATATAATAGATTAATAGGTCATGATAATGAATAAAATTTTAACTTAATTATTTTTTATTAAAGTATTCTAATACAGTATTATAACCTTTCATAAAAAGTTCTTCTTTTTTATCAATAGACAAATTTAATTGCATTGAATCTTTACTATCTAATTGAATTTTTATTGATTGTTTTTCAAATCCTTTTAAAGAATTACATGTAACTCCTTCAAATAGACATTGAATCATATTTAACAGAAATATTTCTATATTATTAATATTATCAATATTATCTCTCAATGATGTTACATAGATACCAATAACAGCATCTAAATTATCTTTAAAAATCTGTATAGGAAAATTATCAATACATCCACCATCAATAAACATTTTATTTTCATACATAACAGGGGCAAAATATATTGGTATTGAAATAGACATTCTTATAGCTTGCAATACTTTCATATCAGGATATTTTTCATGAGAAAAATAATATATTTTTTTATCATTAATACATGAAGATGTTACTATTAATGTTTTACCAGTTTTTTTATAAAGTTTATAAAATGATATATCAGGATCTATTTTTCTTGCCAGAAATAATTTTGTTAAAACTAACATTGTATTTTTTCCATCATCTAAACCATAATTTACCAATATATTATCTGGTTTAAATGATTTCATTTTTGTAAAATCAAATAATGTTATAAAATTATATAATTCATTTGGTTTATATCCTATATTAACAAGACAACCAACTAATGCACCTACAGATGAACCAGCAATAGTTTTTATATTTTTTAAAATACCAAGTTCATCTAAAGCTTTTATAGCTCCTATATGTGAAATACCTTTTATACCACCGCCACTCAAAACTAAAATAGATTTTTTAATAGTATCGTCTGTTTTATTTAAAATAATAGCTAATTCTTTTTCTATCTGTTCATCTATTGATTTTGTTAGATTAATTTTTTTTGATATATTTTTATTTTCTTCCATTATAATTTAATATATTATACTTTTTTTATCAAAATAAACTCAAAAAAAAATTTATAATCTTATCATATATATTAAATAATGGATAGAATTAATATTGAAACTTTATTTCCATCAAAAGACGGAGAAAAAACTTTTTCAGATGGTAAAATAGATATAAATACACTTTATAAAAATAATATGTTTGTAAAGGAATATAATAGAACATTTAATTCTGATATTTTATTAAAAAATATAATTATTAAAAGAAAAAGATTAAGAAAAACATATGTTGAAATGTATAATAAATGCTGTTCTAGAATAAAAAAAATGGATGATATTGGTGGAACAGATCTATTTTATAAAATACCGGAACAGGTAATTGAATGTCCAGAATTTATACATGAAGATTGTCTTAATTATATATCAAAATATTTAAGGGAACAACATATAGAAACAAAAATAATAGATAAATATACAATATTTATTACATGGTATAATATAGAATTAAAAAAATCTCAATTTCAAAAGACAGATGATGAATGAATTAATGTTTTCTAAATAATAAATCAAGTATTATTATTATAAATATTCCTATCAGAATTATAATTAAAACCTCCTTTAATCTTTTATTATTTATTCCTAATATATCATTATCATTATCATTATCATTATCATTATCATTATCATTATCATTATCATTATCATTATCATTATCATTATCATTATTATTATTATTATCATTATCATTATTATCATTTTTTAAAGATTTAATTTGATATTTATTATCATCTTCACTATTAAAAAAATCAATATGATTATTTTTTTTATTATAATTCTTTTTTTTTCGTATCATATTTATTATTTTAGTTCTACATTTTTTACAATTTCTAGCATGATCTAATTCATTTTCAGTACTTCCTGTACTACTACAATTTTCTTCAACTATTTTTTTTATTATATTATGAAATTGATTATGTTTATTTTTTTTACCATCTTTTTTTGCATTAATTAAATAAGTATCTAATGTTTCAGAATCATTAATATTTTCAATATAATTTTCGCTACTATTACTTGATATTGTAAAATTACTACTTAAATCAGAATTTATATTTTTATTTATATTATTTGAATATGGTGCATAAATACCATTTCCATGGTTATCTTGATAAAAATAATTATCTTGTTTATAAGTATCAGATGATATGTCAGAAATAAGAGAAAAGCCTTGATTACTGCCAATATTTTTTACATTATTTATTCCATCTTGAAAGTTATCTCTTTCTATATTGAAATCATTACAAACTGTTTTAATTAATTTTTTTTTATCATTATGTATTTTTCTAGCAAGTTTATCTAATTCAATATTACTGTTATTATATGCGTTTCCTATGTCACAATATGACATATCTATATATTATTATAAAGAAATTAATGATAATAATATAAATTCACGAAAATAATTTTATTATAATAAAAAATATTTACTATAACAAATATATATAAATATGGATCAAATTAAATATGTAGAAAATCAGCTTTTTAAATATACAAATGATTTAGGTAACAATTTAGACATTTATTTAAATACAGAATATATATTAGTACCCTTAGCAATTTTAGTTGCAGCATATGTTGCATTACCAGTTATGGCAATACCAAATTGGCTAAGAAATCTATTTCAAAATGATATATTTAGAGTGTTATTCTTATCTCTTTTATTAATATATAGATTTGATAATGCGCCACATGTAGCATTAGCAATAGCTTTAGTATTTGTATTATCTTTACATTACTTATCACAATTAGAACAAAAAGAAGATTTTGAAACAATAAATCAATATAGAAATTAATTAATAACTAATTAATTTAAAATATTTTAAATTTAAAATCTAAATTCATTTTATATTATGAATTTAAACAATAAAATATATTATGATAATCATAAAAATTTAAATAATTTTGATATTTATAATAGAGTTAAATATGACAAATATGATAATTTAATATTATTAAAATATTGGATAATAGGATTTATTATAATTACATTACTGTATTTTTTAAGTTGTTATTGTTGTGGTGATGAAACAATATATATAAAAAGATTTTCTCCAATTCATAAACAAGTATTAAGAGAATTAACTCCTGCATATCCTCCTCCCTTAGTAAATTTTCTATAATGTTAAATAAAATTGAATTAATAAATATTTAAATTTATTAAATAATGTATATTAATAAAAAAATAATAAATGACTACTATAATTCCAGATAGACCAATGGCATATATTTATAAAGTTTCTGATATTTTGCCGATTGATGGAGCTGATAAAATAGAATTAGTTCAAGTGGAAGGATGGAATTGTGTTGTTAAAAAAAATGAATTTAAAATAGGAGATTTTGGAATATATTTTACAATTGATTCTGTTCTAGATAAAAATATACCTGAATTCGCTTTTCTTGAAGGAAAACCTTTAAAAACAAGAAAAATTAGAAATGCAATTAGTCAGGGATTATTTATGCCAATTTCTATATTAATATCATTTCCTTTATTGATAAATCCTAAAGAAAAAGATGATGTTACCGAACATTATAATGTAAAAAAATATATAAAAAGTGAAGAAAATGATATATATATTCAGAAAGATAAAAATAATTCTGATATATTTGACTTATTTCCTAATTTTATGCCTAAAACTGATGAAGATAGAATACAAAATAATTTATCATTATTACAAAAATTAAAAGAAAGAAAAGTAGTATTTATTAGAAAAGAAGATGGTACATCTTGTACATTTACAATGAAAGATAATGAATTTTCTATTCAGACAAGAAATTTAACTATAAAAGTAGAAACTCAGAATACTTCTAAATATTATGATATCGAAAGAAAACATAATATAGAAAAAACAATGAGAGATAATGGATTTAATAATATTGCAATAAGAGGTGAATTAGTTGGTCCAAAAATTAATGGAAATAAATTACAATTATCAACTAATGAATATCATGTATTTAATGTATTTGATATAGATAAACAAAAATATATAAAGTGGGATGATGTTATTATTTTTGCAAAGAAAATGAATTTATTACTTGCACCAGAAATTTTCAGATATGAAAAATTTAATATAGATAATATTCAGGATCTACTTAAAATTGCAGATGAAATAGAATATAAAAAACATATTCCTGCAGAAGGTTTTGTTCTATCTACAAATGATGATAATAGTAGAATATCTGCAAAAGTAATATAAAATAAATATTTAATAAAAAATGGTTAATTAAATATTTTGATAAGTTTAAAATACATAAAAAAAAACCCCTATTAAAAATATAAGTACTTATGAATATTTCATCAGAAAATAGAAAAACATATAGTGATGAGAAAAAAAAGAATTTTGCAACTGATACTAGTTTTCTTGTTGAACTTTTAGCAAATAGTGACAAATTAATACCTTCTGATCAACGAGAACATTATGATAAAGATAAAGATAATCATGGTGATAAATTAGATGATGATCTTGATAATTATAGAAATAATGATAAAAAGGATTCAAAAATATATTCTGATCATAAAATATATTCTGATCATAAAAAATATTCTGATCATAAAAAATATTCTGATCATAATCATTATTCTGATGAAAAACCTAAACACAATGATACTTATTCAGATAAAAATGATAAATATTCAGATAAAAAAAATTATTCAGATGAAAAACCTAAAAAAGATACAATAACACCTGAAGATTTAGAATTAAAAAAGTTAAATATGTTAAGAAAATTAGGTGAATTAAAATCATATGGAGTAACTTTATCAAAAAATTATAGTATGGTAGATGATTTAAAAATGATGGAAATCGAATATAATTTACATACTGGTATTAAAGCTAAAAAAAATTGGATTGATTGGGTGAGTGGTGGTATGGTTTGGGGTGTTCAAGGTTTAGAAGTTTTAAATGATAACTATAATCCATTTGATGTAAAATTAAAAGGTTGGCATGATAATGTTAATGATAATCTTAATACATATTATGATGTGTTGGGGGAAATATATGAAGATTATAATCAACCAGGTAAAAAAATGGATCCTCTATTAAAATTAGGTTTATTACTTTTAGGTAGTGCTGGTAAAGTTGTTATGCAACGTGGCTATATAAAATCAATAGAGAGTAAAGCTGATAAATTAGATGATGATTCAGAATTGATAAATAATCTAAGAAAACAAGCACATGATGATACAATTAAATCAAAAAATCCTCTAAATGATAAAATGCTTAAAGAACATGATGAGGCTACACAAAGAATAAAAGATTTACAAATGCTAAGAGAACAAAAATTAGAACATGAACGAATGAAAGATATATTAGATGCTGAAAATGACGATTTAAAAAAATTTAAACAAGATTTATTATTAAGTGCTGATACTGCGAGAGAATCAGTAAAAAAAGAAAATAATTCAATAAGCTCATCTTCTAATAGGGTATCAAGAGTTACAAATACAGTCCCTAATATTTTTACACAAATTCCCCAACAATATTTAATACCAAATATTCAACCAATGAATAATTATAATAATCAACAATTAAATGCATTTGCTAATTTAGAAGCTGAACAATTAAAACAACAAAAAAAGAAATTAGAAAAAATACTAAATAAAATTAGTAGCAATGATGATAGTATAAAATCAGAAACAACATCATCTAATTCTTCGCAATCAACAAAATCATCAAAATCAAAAATAACTTTCAATAAAGACATAAATAAAATATTAGAAAATTCCTCAGAATCATCTATTAAAATATCAAATAAAAAAATGTTTTTAAAAGGAAATAAATAAATTAAACAGTAAAATAAATAAAGACATTTTATGATGTTGCATTTATAACAGCTTTTTTAATTAAATCTTCTAAATTTGGTATTGGTTCTTCTAAATTTGGTTCTAATACTTTAACAATTTCTTGTATTAGTTTTGTATTATTTTGTGATTGTTTATTTGTTATTGCTGATGAAATATTATCAGCAAAATGTGATATTAATTGTTTTGATATAATTGTTGCATGTTTTTTTGCATGATTTTTAATATCTTTATAATTATCTGATTGTTGTTTTTGTTGATGTTCTTGTTGATTATCTTTAGGTGATTTAGATTTTTTAGATGATACAGATTTAGGTGATGTTGATTTAGGTGATTTTACTTTAGGTGATTTTACTTTAGGTGATTTTACTTTAGGTGATGTTGATTTAGGTGATTTTACTTTAGGTGATTTTACTTTAGGTGATTTTACTTTAGGTGATTTTGCCTTGGGTGATTTAGATGATGTTAATTTAGGTGATTTTGCCTTGGGTGATTTAGGTGATGTTAATTTAGGTGATTTAGATGATGTTGATTTAGGTGATGTTGATTTAGGTGATGTTGCTTTAAGTGATTTTGCCTTGGGTGATTTAGATTTATTTTTTCCCCCTGTTTTAAATAAATAATATTGTTTTTGTATATTTAGTAATCCACTAACTGTAAAATGTGGTATTAAATTTTGCAAAAGTTGTATTGTAGAATTATTATAATTCAAAGTATTATTTTTTGTTGATATTTTATATAATAAATCTTTCATTTTTAAATTATCATATTGTTTACATAAATTTATATATTCTTTTAATGATGTTTCAATATCTAATATATCCATATATATTAGATATTGAATAAAATTTGATAAAAATTTTCTAAAAAATTGATAAAACAATGTATAGATCTTAAAGACTAGATATATATTATAACAATATTAAATGACAAAAATCAATTTACATAAAGATTCTAGTGAAAAAGAATCAAATAAGGAAATAATAGAAAATAATGATATTAATAAAAAACGAAGAGGTAGACCTAAAAATAAAACAATACAAACAAAACAACAAGTAAAAATATTTGAAAGTGAATCTGAAAATGAATTATCAAATGAAGAAATAATATTAGATTTACCAATTCATAGTGATACAAATTCATTAGAAGAAACAAATTGTTTTACAATGAAAGAAAGTGATAATCAAAGTAAATATAAAAGTAATCATATGACATCATTTGAAATATCTTCAGAAAAATCATGTGAAAAAATTACAATAGAAGAGATAACAAAACAATATAAAAAACAGGAATTAATTATTAATCAATTAAAAAATAATATAAAAGATTTAAAAAATATAGGAGAATATGAAAATATAATTACAGCAACAAAAGATATTAAAAAAACAATAAATGATTTAAAATTAATATCAATTAAAGATGGAAAAACAGTGATAGTTGATAAAACAAATATTGCTTGTTGGTGGTGTTCATATAATTTTGATACTCTACCTGTATTTTTACCTGACAAATATACACTTGGTGCATATTATGTATGTGGATGTTTTTGTAGTTTTTCATGTGCAAAAGCATATAATGATAATGATCTAGATGATGCAAGAACACAAATAAGAAATTCTTTATTAAAAAAATTATATAATACAATATTTAATAACGATAAATTTGTTCCAACTGCACCTAAATGGGAATTATTAACAAAATTTGGGGGTAAATTATCTATAGAGGAATTTAGGAATACAAATACTATTTGTTTAAAAGAATATAAATATATAATTCCTCCATTAATACCATTAATACCAATGATTGAAGAAACATCTAAAGAAAAAATATTTATAAAACAATATTATAAAGATACTGATAATAATGACAATGATATTCCAAAAATATCTAAAATTTCTGTTATATCAAAGGATAAAATAGAACATGGTAAGCAAATAAACAAATAAATTATTTATCAACTTTAATTTTTTTTTGTTTTTTTTCTTTCTTTTTTGGTTCAGGAATATTATCAATTAATTTAAATAATTTATCTGGAACTGGAGAAAATAAATATTGAAATCCTTGAAGAAATGCATCACACATATCATCTTTCTTTTTATATGTTTCTAATACTTTTAAATCATCTTTAGATATTAATGCTTTACAATAAGTTTCACCTAAACCCTTTGTTATTTTATATTCTCCCTTTTTTGATTCAGCTTTAGATAATTTGCTTTCAGTATTCTTTTTATTTACTTTTAATTTATTACTTGGAGAGACAAATCTAACTATTTTTATTAATGATTTATTTTTTAAATTATCAACTATACCTCTCATTATGAAATATGAAAATAGTATTGATGATACTGTTTTCATCATAGGATTCATCAAAGATGGTTGATTTTCTATTAATACTTCTTCAACATTTAATAATTCAGGTATTCCATCCAATACTGTATACATTTTTGTTGCTAAATCTTGAGGAAGTTGATCTTTGCAATCTTGTCCTGTAAGTTTTTTAGGTTTGTATTTATGTAAAAATGATTTGGATAATTTATCTAAATGTTTTTCACACCAACCAATTTTTCCAAATTCATCACTTTTTATACTTTTACTATTACATTTTTCACATTGCAAATCTAAATTATTTATAATATTAGGTATATAATTATCTTTATGAGATTTACATGTATTAATATTATCATTTTCATCTGATTTACTATTATATTTAGCTATTTTACCACATAATTTCTTATTTTTTAATTGATAACAACATAAAGATCTATCATCAACTAAATTTATAACTCCCCATTTTTTTATAGTAAATTCATCTATTGAATTTTTATGTAAAATACAATATGCTAAATTTTTAATTCCAACATCCCACGATAATATATTTTTTTCGACCATCTATATTATTAGTATTAAACGAAATTTTAATATTATTAACGCATACTATTTTATTATTTTATAAAATTATTTAGTCTCATTTTTATCGGTATTAATTTCATTTATAATATTTTCTATATTTATACTATTTATTTCATAATTATGTGATTCTGAGATATCTTCTATTATTTTTTCTCTTTCTATTTTACCATTTTCAGTTTTTTTAAAATATTTTTTTAATGTATTTTTACATTCCTTTATATTTCTAATATTATTTAAATTTGATGATATTTTTTTAATATTATCTTTTTTTTTAATTGTTGTCATATTTGATGATAATGCATTTTCTATTATCGATATATTATTGCCTATTTCTTCTAAATCCATTATATTATATATATTAATTTTAAAAAATTGATTTTTAATATTCTAATTATAGAATACATATAAATATGTGATATACATGTTGAAAAATGCTATTTCAGATAATATTAAAAAAACCCCAGAAAATGTAAAACAAATTTTAAAAGATAATGTATTAAAAGAATTATATTTGAAATATTTACCACAAGATGTATCATTATCTACAATCACTATAATTTATAATCTTGATACAGATCAAAAAGATATGATAGATGTAAAAAATATAGCACTATATATGGATTTATCCAGTGATAATATTATAAGTGTGAGCCATGGTAGAAATTTAGATGCATTAACAAATAGATCGATAGATCCTATTAAAAAACATCCTAAAAAAAAGAAAAAACAAAAAAAGGTATTTTATAATCAGGTAACAATTAGAGTAAAAATACTATCAAAGAAAAAACCTGTAAATGTTAAAATTTTTTCAAATGGTGCTATACAAATGACAGGATGTAAAACAATAGAAGATGGTTTAAATGCATTAGAAAAAATTTTTAAAGAATTTAAAAAAGTAAAAGCAATTACTAAAAACAATAAAATAGTAGAAAAACCTTTTATTAAAGTTCCAGAATTAGCAAGTCTGATGTATATTAAAAATATAAAAATAGCAATGATAAATAGTGGTTTTAAAATTAAATTTAAAATTGATAGAAATCAATTATATAATTTATTATTAGATAAAAAATATGAATGTAGTTTTGATCCTAATGTTCATGCATGTGTCAATGTAAAATATGATCATTCTGATAAAAAAATTGCTATATTTATTTTCGAAAAAGGTTCTATTATAATTACTGGTGCTAAAAATTGTAAACAAATTAGGGATGCATATAATTTCATAAATGAATTATTATATAAAAATTATTCTACAATTGTAAAAAATGATATAATGCCTACAAGTATAATGAAATATGTAGAGGAACATGATGAATTAAATAATAAATCTAAATCATTTAGTAGATTAATAAAAAATTGATAATCTATTTAATTGATAATATCATTAAATTTAATAACATAATTAATATATTAGAATGTCTAAACTTAGTCTACAAAAGAAACAAGAATTTGATAGAGATGTAGATACAAGTTTAGAAATTATGTCTGCACATCTTACTGACTTAAAAATTATTGCAGATACTGCACATGCTACTTTAAATGAACATGACAAAAAAATAGGGGATTTGGAAAATAATATGGATCGTACACAAACAAATTTAGACACTGTTAATTCTAGACTTGATACTTTATTAAAACTTACATCAAGTAATACCCCTTATTATTTTTGTATTGGATTATTAATGATTATAGTTATTATTATGATTGCTATTTATTATAATGTTTCTAAGAAATAAAATTGATTTTTTTATTGAAAATAATAATATTAATTATAAATATAATTAATATTAATGGATATAAATAATAGTATTAAATATGAAAAATATAATGATAAAGAACATAAGAAAAAAATTTTATCAATAGGTACTATTATATTTAAAAATCATTTTAATGGTGAAATGCAAGAACATGATTTAGAATATATGTTAGATGATGCTATTGTCGCAATGTTAGATAATGAAATAATTGGTTTTTGTATGTATAAAATATTTACACATGATGGTGATTTTGATAATGATAATTATATTTCAACAATATCTTTGATAGGAGTACTTGAACCTTTTAGAAAATTAAAAATAGGTACAGAATTGTTATCTAGAACAATACAATTATTTGCAGAAAATAATCCAAATAAAGATATATATTTACATGTTGAAGTTGATACTATGCAAAGTAAATGGTATCAAAGATTTGGTTTTAAAATAGTAAAAGTTATAAATGAATATTATTATAATCCTTATCGTGATGCTTTTTTAATGAAATATACATTATCTAATAATGAATAAAAATTTGAATAATATAATAGCTGCTTATAAAACATATTGATTTATATTAAAAAATGCAGCAAGAAATGAGTATGTATTATAAAGCTATTTCAAATGCTGGAAGAGTTCTTTCTTTAGCATCAGGTAATCAGGAAATAAAACCAGCAAAAAATAATAAAATAGAAAATATATTAAATGAAATAATTCAAGAATCTATGAAACATAAAATGAATTCTGTTTTAAACGAAATGGTGAAAGTAGTTAATAAACATAAAATGAATTCTGTTTTAAATGAAATGATGGAAGTATCTAATAAACATAAAATGGATTCTGTTTTAAACGAAATGATGGAAGTATCTAATAAACATAAAATGGATTCTGTTTTAAATGAAATGATGGAAG